ATACCCGAGCGAGGTAAGGTCTGCAATGACTCTGGTTCCTCCTCTAATAGTGAGCATTGGGCTGTTCTCAATGTAGATGTAACGGGGTCGAACTTCGCTAACCACCCGCGCCATTTCTCGCCAGAGTCCTGACCGTTCTCCGTCAAGTCCATCGCCTCGGCCTGCGATTGAGATGTCTTGGCATGGAAACCCTCCAGATATGACATCAACAATGCCTCGCCACGGTCTGCCGTCAAAGGTGCGAATGTCATCCCAAATCGGGAAAGGCGGGAGAAGTCCGTCATTTTGTCTGGCTGCAAGTACGCAAGCTGCGTATGGTTCCCACTCAACTGCACAGACGGTTCGCCATCCAAGGAGGTGGCCTCCCAGTATTCCTCCACCAGCGCCTGCGAAAAGAGCCAACTCATTCATAACTCCACTTCTTTCAATTGCCAACGGTTTTTCTCTTTGAACCACCCATGTAGCACCACCCGCCACCCTGACCGCAGCATCTCAGGGTAAGCCTCTGCTTCTTCGATCTTGTGCTTGCGAGCAGATAGGTTGGACTTGCTTGTCACCTGGATTGCTACTGTCTCGCCGTGACCGATTGCCAGCAGGTCGATACATCCCCACAAGTCATGCTTGCGCTTGGTGAACGAGTTGTAATGCTCGACTAGAGCCACCTGATAGCCTTGCTCTACAAGCAGCGCTTTACTTCGGGCTGTTAAGGTCATAGTCAGGCCTTAGCATTGCAAGCGTCACCCGCCCACCTGTCAGTCGCTCAATCTCAACAGCGCGATTGAGAGGAATCCGACCGGCTCGCCTCCAGTTGTGAATAGCCTGCCGCTTGAGTCCCAACAAGCTGCACAGCTTGCCCTTGCCGCCGATGATTGCTGCTGCTAGCGCGATTGCCTGTTCCTGCGTCATGTCACCCCCGTAAAGTTGCGATAGTATGACATTGTAGCGACATACGCAATACATAGGTGTTAGCCGTTGTCTATAGGTGTAGCAAGAACGATAAAAATATTTTTCCACACAATGCCAAAGAGATGACATATGATGTCAACCACTGCAACACAACAACCGAGGCAAACATGGAACCCTGGGAGCAACAAGAGATTGATAACGCCAAGCGCGTTATCGACCTGATCGGCGTACTGCACCGTCTGGCAAACCCAGACACAGCAGACTGGGAAGCTGATAGAGCGATCTGGCTTGCAGTCAAGCGTGAACTAGAAGCGTCAAAACGGAACTACAGCGACATCCTGCTTGCAAAGTCGCAACTGGAAGTAGCAGCGGAAAGGAAAGCGAAATGAGAACCTACGACACCATGTTTGAGGAACCGGAACAAGCAGCTTGGGAGCAGCACTATCGCTGGGAGTGGGAGCAAGAACAACAAGCCAAAGAGGTGGACGATTGGCTTGCCAACGAATCACCAGAGGAAATCTGGCGCGTCTGGGATGCGGTGGCAGCTTGCAGTGATGAGTGGTGCGACCTTGCCAAACAAGTCACCGTTGCCGTTCTAGCTGGCAAAGACGCAAAACAGATCGCTAATAACGTGATGCGTTATGTGTTCCTGAAAGAGTTCAACATTTGGAGGAAAGCATGAGAACGGTTTTAGCCTACGCAGTTTTCGGAACGCTCGGCGTCATGCTGGGCACAACAGCAGTCGATCTTGCAGTAGGATCGGAGTCAACAATCGGAGCACTGCTGTGGCGCATCTTCTAGACCCTGAGTTCAAGTGGATATCCGCAGCAGCCACCAACGTAGAAGCAACCTGGAGAAAGTTCGGCTATATCCCGCCTAGCGAGCAACAGTCGTATCAACAAAAATGGAAACGGTTCAAGGATAACAACCATGAAACAGATAGCAGCAGCATTAGTCAAATCTCAGAAACAGTTCGGCCCAGCACTAAAGTCAAGCTCTAACCCGCACTTTAAGTCGCGCTATGCCGATCTCGCGGCCTGTGTCGAGGCAGTAGTAGATGCTCTCAATGCTAACGGTATCGCTCTCATCCAGCAGACGCACGAATGCGCTGATGGAGTGATCGTTGAGACGGTGTTCGTCCACGAGTCAGGCGAGACGTTCTCAGGTGGCAAGCTCCATGTTCCTGCCAGCAAACACGATCCACAGGGATACGGCTCTGCTCTGACATACGCTCGCAGGTACAGCTTGATGGCAGCAACCGGGATAGCACCAGAAGACGATGACGGTAACGCTGCAAGCAAGAAACGCGATGCGCATCCGACCATCGAGAACCTGCTCAAAGCCGCGTCGCTGGATGACCTCAAGAACAAATACGCGCTGGCTTACAAAGCGTATCAGTCAGACAAAGAGTCCCTTGCACTGATCGAACAAGCTAAGAACACCCGAAAACAGCAACTGCTGGAGATCGACAATGCTAACTGACGCACAGAAACAGAAACTGAAGAACGCCTCCCGTATCAAGCGAGGCTATAAAATTGGTGATGTTGACTTCAACGGAGACAACTTCTCGCTCGACCTCGCCATCGCTGAGTGCAAGATGGAAAACCCAGGAGCCTTCTGGACTTCAGAGACGCTCATCCTTCGCCGGTTCTATCACAAGCCTCTGTTTCCCATCCCCTGCCAAGACTGGAAGGTGTCGAAATGACATACGGGTTAGCACGAAACGATGACCCAGATACCTCGCACGAGGCTGCATCCAGCATCAATGCAACACGAGTCGAGCGCATCGTGCTGGAGGCATTCTGGAAGTCGCCAGGAGGCTTGATAGCGGAGGAGGTGGCACTGCTTACAAGACTGCCGCTAAACACAGTTACGCCACGCATAGCGCCTCTCGTGCGAAAGGGATACATCATCCCCATCGGCAAGCGTAAATCGTCCTCTGGACGCAACCAACGGGTGCACAAATGGATCAGCGAAGCATAGAGTGGCATCAGGCTAGGCTGGGCCATGCAACAGGCTCCAGAGCCTCCGATATTCTTGCAGGCAAGGACACGCAAGCCAGGAAGGGATACATCACCCAGCTTGTGACCGAGCGGCTTACAGGACAGTCGCAGGACTTCTACACGAATGCCGATATGCAGCGAGGCATCGATGTGGAGCCTGTCGCACGAGCAGCGTATCAGGCAAGCAATGAACTAGTGGATGAAGTGGGCTTCATCAAGCACCCGACTATCCTATGGTTTGGTGCTAGCCCTGATGGTCTTGTTGGGAGTGATGGGCTGGTGGAGATTAAATGCCCCAGGTCAACAACTCATCTGGAGTACATCCAGGCTAATAAACCACCAGCGAAGTACATCCCGCAGATGCTGGCTCAGTTGTCATGCACCGGCAGGAAATGGGTGGACTTCGTGTCGTTCGACAACAGGTTCCCAGAGCATCTACAGTTGTTTGTAGTACGGTTTGAACCCAGTGCGGAGGAACTGGAGAAGTTCGAGAGCAAGGTCAAAGAGTTTTTGAACGAAGTCAACAACCTAATGGAGCAACTATGCCCCTCGCATACGAAGTAATCGCAACCACCGGAACGTACAAGAACCGCAACGGAGAGGAAAAAAAGCGCTGGCAGAAGGTCGGTGTCATCATGCAGACGAACAACGGTTTAGCTCTCAAAATGGAGAGCATCCCCGTCAACTGGGATGGCTGGGCAACACTGGCCGAACCTAAACCGCGAGAGGATTCAGCGTTCTAAACCATCTTGAGTGCTGCGGAGCGCACTTCCTCAACCCTGCGCTCCCAGCCTTTCCCGAACACATCCCAGGTCTGCAAGCCCTTCAGGAACGACAGACGCTTGTCACAGTAGATGTTGATGAGATCAGCAGCAACCATCGCATTGACAGCTTGCAGAGACAACGGGCCGATAGCACCGTCAGGCTGAGTGCCGACACACTCCTGCAACCAACGAGCAGCGCGGCCAGCACCGCTGTTAATAGCAGCGTCAAACACAGCGTAATCGACACCCGCGGGAAGCTGGTCGCCTTTCACGCGATCCCAATATTGCGCCTTGTAGAGCGGAGCAACGTCCGTCGGCTGAAGGTCGCGCATCTCTTGCTCGGTTACCTCTTTGCCGCACCACGCTTCCCAGACTGCTTTAGTGCAGCCAAGGTTGGTCATGCCGCCTGGGTCAGACGGGTGGTGAACGAAAGACCCTTCATGATGCAAAACCGCTGCAAGTGCGGCATCAAAGTTAGAGTTCATTTCTTAGCCTTCATGTCGATGATCTTTTCTAGCGTCCGACCGCCAAAGTAAAAGCTCATGATGAGCATCCCCCACTGGCCTAGAAGCTCGACGTAAGCCTGATTGGTGTTCTTGTCGAACGCGCTCATCATCGCAAACGTAAAGTAGCCGCATAGGATCGCTATCAGCGTCATCGGTCGGATGTTCTTGGACAGCCAGCTATCGCTAGCCATGTCGGCCTTCAACCTATCAGTCAGGTTGTTCTGCTCGATCTCAAACAGCTTGGTTTCGTTGGCTAGCTTCGCAAGCTCACCATCCTGATGGAGTTTTGCTAGCTCTGCTTTCGCCTTATCTGCCGCCGCTTGATCTGGCAGCACCCGGTCAAGTATTTTTGAGCCAACTTCAAGCAGTGGGCCTAGCGGGATCATCTTTGTCCTTTGCAATCATGTTGGCTGCGGCATACGCGCCCTTGCGCCCGACAATCCCACCGACAGCGCCGATACAGAGCAGCATGATGTCTTTAAGGATCGCCATGAATTGCGTGTCAATCGGGCTGATGCGTTCCATGTCGTGTTCGACAAACAGCACCCCAAGAATGATGCCGATGACGGAGGCAACCAAGATACCGGTTAGCGATAGGGCAATGACTGCCCACACCCTAACTTCCACCTCCTCTGTGCTCATCTTCATGTTGAAATCCTTGCGAGAAATAGCATCAGCGCGTCGATGCAAAGAATGCTCACCACCAGAAACTTTATTGGCCCGG